GGCAAGATGGGCAACCTTGCGGGCGGCATGGAACGCCAAGCCGGCTGACAATCGACGGCCTTGGACGCCACCGGAGCCACCGGACGAGGCCGTGGAGTCTCTTGCCGACCCCGAATGGCTCCCGGCAGCCTTGGAGGCCATCGGCCGCCTACGGGGCTGCAAATACTTCCGGACGCCCGTGGCGCTGACGCAGTTCTGCGGGCCGAGGTTCGTCAAAAAGGTGCTGCAGGGCAAGTACGACGAGCTTCACGACAACCGGAAGCCGTCCGCGGCACGTCCAGACGACCGGCCTCCTCCGCAGGGCTGGAATGGCGACGACACGGCCCGGCTTGAGGCGACCAAGCGGGCTATGGCCCAAAAACTACGAGCTTCCGTGGGAGAATAAGGCTATGGGCTCAAAATCGAGAACCAAAGGCAAGGTTGGCGAACGGGAGGCTGCTGCCGAGCTGGGCACCCTCCTGGGCGTCCCGGCCCGCCGCGGCGTCCAGTTTCAGGGCGGGCCGGATAGCCCCGACATCGTCCTGCAGGGCGTCAACCTGCACGTCGAGTGCAAACGCACCGAGCGGCTTTCCCTGTGGGCGGCCGTCGACCAGGCCAAGGCCGACGCCCCGCCTAACGCCGTCCCGGCCGTCTGGCACCGCTCGAACCGCCGCCCGAGCGTGCTCATCGTCGAAACGAGCCGGGCCGTGGATTTCGCCATCGAAATACTCCGAGCCAAGGGCTTGCTCAAGGAAGGCGGCTGATGGTCGCCAAGAGCAAAGAGGCGATTGAGAAACGCCGGGCCGGAACCGTTGAACGCGGCCGCGAAACCACGCGGCTGGGTGCCGACATCGGCAAGATTCCGAAGCCGAAGCATCCCAAGCGACGTGAATCCTGCAGGCGCGACCTAGAAAAGTTCCTGACCACGTATTTTCCGTATTCGACGGGTCTGTCGCCGTTCTCGGACGACCACAAACGGGTGATTTCGCGGATTCAGGACTGCATCCTCAGGGGCGGCAGGTTCGTGAACGCGGTGTACCGCGGATTCGCCAAGTCGACGATCTCGGAAAACGCCCTTCTGTGGGCGATGCTCTACGGCCATCGGAAGTTCGGTGCGATCTTCGCCGCCGAGGCCGGCCTGGCCGATAAGGCCATCACGTCGATCAAGACCGAGCTCTCCGACAACGATCTGCTGTGCGAGGACTTTCCCGAGGTCTGTTTTCCGGTGCGGGCCTTGGAAGGAAAGCCGCAGCGGTGCAACTCGCAGACCTGTGAGGGAAAGCGAACGCATATCCAGTGGCGGAAAGACACGCTCGTCATGCCGGCCATCCCCAAGAGCGTGTCGGCCGGCTCGATCATCGTGAGCAAGGGGCTCACTGGCAGCATTCTCGGCCTGCGTCACAAGTCCGCGGACGGCAAACAGCTCCGCCCCGACTTTGTGATCGTGGACGATCCGCAGACCCGCGAGTCGGCCCGCTCGCCGGTGCAGTGCCAGAGCCGGCTGGAAATTCTGCTCAAAAGCGTGATGAAGTTGGCCGGCCACACGACGAGCATCGCCTGCGTCGTCAATGCGACGGTGATCGAACAGGGCGACATGGTCGATCAGTTGCTCGACCAGGGCAAGCACCCGGCATGGCAAGGCGAGCGGATCCCGATGGTGCGGGCCTGGGCCACGAAGCACGACGACCTTTGGCTCGACCGCTACGCCACGCTGCGGAAGACCTTCGCGTCCGACATCGTCGGCGACCAGGCCAGAGCCCACCGCGAGGCCAACGAGTTCTATCTGGCCAACCGTAAGGCGATGGATGACGGTTGCCTCGTGTCGTGGTATTCGTGTTTCGATCCAGAGCGAGAATGCTCCGCGATCCAGCACGCATACAACGCCTATCTCGACGACGGGCCGGACGTTTTCGCGAGCGAGTTCCAGCAGCAGCCGATCAACCGCGATACGGGCTCCATTGGCATCACGGCCGACGACATTCGGCAGCGAGTCGTCAACGTGCCACGGTGGGTCGTGCCTGGCGGGCTCGACACGCTGACGTGCTTCGTGGACGTGCAGAAGGAATTGCTCTATTGGGCCGTGCTCGCCTGGGGGCATCAGTTCCGCGGTCACGTAGTCGCCTACGGCACGTACCCAGACCAAGGGCGGTCCTACTACACGCTTCGGGACGCCAAGAAGACGCTATCGCGAGCTCACGGCACGAACGTCGAAGCGGCGATCCTGGCCGGCCTCGAGCAGGTGGCGGCCATGCTGCTCGACCGAGAGTTTGCCCGCGAGACGGACGACGCCGTGCTGCGGGTCGGCCAGTTGTTCATAGATGCAAATTGGGCTCAGACCCACCAAGTCGTGCGAGACTTCGCCCGGCGATCCAAGTGGGGGCCGCGAGTCTTGCCGACGCACGGCCGATTCGTTGGTGCATCCGGCCAGACCATCAGCGACAAGCCGCCAGACCGCGGCGAGCGGGTGGGGGCAAACTGGAGGACAAGCACGATCCAGAGGCAGCGGCACGTGCTGTACGACACAAACTCGTGGAAGACGTTTGTGGCGGCCCGCATGAAGTTGTCTGTTGGCGATCCGCAGGGGTTCACGATCCACGCCGGCCAGCATGAAATGTTTGCCGAGCAGATGGCCGCTGAAACCCCGGTGCGGGTCGAGTCGAAGATGCGTGTTGTGGACGAATGGAGGCTTACGCCTGGCCGTGACAACCACCTTTTCGACTGCGTGATCGGGTCGGCCGTCGCGGCCTCGTACAGCGGCGTTTCGGCCGTTGGCGTCGATCCCACGGCCGGCCGGGCCGAGCGAAAGGTAATCAGCCGGGAGGAAATGGCCGCCGCCAGGGCGAAACTCATGGCCAAAATGGGCCGCTGAACTGGCATTCAAGTATTTCGATAGGCGGGCATTCTTGGGGCTGGCCCGATTCCTCAAGGAGAACCTCACCATGCGTTCCATCCTCCTCGCGGTTGCCTGCCTGTTCGCCTCTGTCGCCTCCGCCGACACGGTCGTTGTGCGGGGCCGTGCCACCGTCGTCCAGACCGCCCAGGACGCGGCAGTCGTCATCGCCCGCCGCGGTGCCCTCGTGCATTCCGGCTGCTCGCAGACCGAAGGCATCGGATTCTCGACCGAGTCTGCCGATGCGGCCATTCGCCGATGCTGTTTTTGGGGTAAGCGTCAGCCGGTCGACATCGGTGTCGCCTGGTCGCCGCTCCGCCGCGGATGGTTTGCGGTCGTGAGGTATCGCTAATGCGGTTCTTCGACGGCCTGGCATACCTAGTCGCTGTCGTCGGCATCGCAATGATGGTGGTGCTGTCGTTCGCCTGGAGCCCTCCGCAGCTCCAGGTGGACGGCGGCCCGCCGGCCACCTCCTGCATGGTCACGCGAGTTTACGACGGCCACTGGTGGGTGATCTCTACGTCGAGCCGTGCGTTTGCCCACCACCCCGATTGCCCGCAGTGCAAGCGCCGCCGCATCCTCGAGGAGCCCGCCGATGGCCAGTGAGCCGCGTCCGCTCTCGCTCACGCGAAACCTCGACGTGTCGGTCTACGGCGAGCGTGAGCTGCAAGCCGAATGCGACCAATGGGAATGCGACATCGACGGCCACGGCCGCGTAGAGTTTGGCAAGAGCGTGAGCGTTCCGGCCTTATGCTTCGACGAAAGCGACGGCGATGCCATCCGCAGGCTTTCGGCTTGGCTGCTCAAGGCCGCCGCATGGGTCGAGGCAGACAAGAAATGACCCAACTGCCAGACGTGCGGCCGGCTTGGTGGGACAACGAAGCCGATGGCGTCTACTCGGACGATCCAGAGGACGGATACCCATACGATGAGTAGCGGACTGATTCTGTTCGTCGGCGTGATCTACCTGGCCGTGGCCATCGACCAGTACGCCAAGGGCTCGCCCGGCATGGCGATTGCCTGGTTGGGCTACTCGCTGGCCAATGTCGGTTTGGCCATGGCGGCCAAGTGAGCCGCCTACCACACGCGGATTAGGACCGGCCACACGAACGGCCGGCCGGCCGTGACGGCTGCTAGGGTGCAAGTAGGCACCGGAGGCATCCGCCATGTTCACCGATCGCTGGGGTCCAGAGTTCGCTGACGAGGTCGACGCCGAGTGTGACGACGGCCAAACGCTCGTTGAGTTCCTTAGTTAAAGCGTGGACATTGGTACACTTGTAGGTAGGCGGCATTCCATGCCGCCTACCGGAGCCTGCAAGTGGCCAACGAGGACGTTATCGACGCAGTTGCCGCGAATCTCGCGCAGCCCCGTCGTGCCCGCACCGAGGCCGGTGAGGTTGAGCAGCACGAGCTCGACCGCCAGGTGGAGGCGGCCCGTTTTGTGATGGATTCGCGGGCCGCGGCCAGTTCGCCGTTCGCTTGCCTGCATTTCCGCCGCACCGAAGCTCCAGGAGCCAATGGCTAATGGGGCTCCTCTCCAAAATCCTTGGCCCGTCCCGGCAGTCGCTCCAGGCGACCGTCGACGCCCAGAAGACGGCCATTTCGTCGCTGGTACACGCCAAGTACGACTCGGCACAGACGACCGAGCTCAACAAAAACCATTGGGCCAACGCCGACCACTACTCGGCAGACGCCTCGCTGCTGCCGCACGTTCGTCGCACGCTCCGCAATCGGGCACGTTACGAAATGCGTAACAACTCGTACGCGGCCGGCATCGCGAGCACGTGGTCAAACGACCTTGTCGGCACCGGCCCGCGGCTCCAGCTCGACCTTGGGCCTGACGTGTCGCCCGATGCCGTGCGGGCGATTGAAACCGCGGTCTACGATTGGTCCGTCAACATCGACCTGGCCCGCAAACTGCGGATCGCCAAGGGGGCCAAGATCAGCGACGGCGAGGTGTTCGCTCTCAAGACGAACAACCGCCGGCTCAGCGGCGTCCAGCTCGACGTGAAGCTCGTCGAGGCCGACCAGGTCATGTCGCCGCTCGGCTTTATGACCGAGAACGACGTTGACGGCCTGCGTTTCGACCAGGACGGCAACGTCAGCCAGTTTTGGGTGGCCAAGCATCACCCCGGCTCCCTGACGCCCGGCTTCATCCTTGAAGGCGATTGGGTTGACGCCGACTACGTGTGCCATTGGTTCCACGCGACCCGGCCTGGCCAGCATCGCGGCGTGCCGGAGATCGCTCCGGCCCTCGAACTGTTCGCCCTGCTCCGCCGGTACACGCTCGCCGTGGTGACGGCCGCCGAGACTGCGGCCAATTTCGCGGCCATCTTCAAGACCACCATGCCGGCCAGCGGCACGGCCAGCGGCATCGACCTTGGCGAAACGCTGCCCATCGTCCGCGGCATGGCCATGGCGGCTCCCGAGGGATGGGAGCCGGTGCAGATGAAGGCGGAGCATCCGACCAGCTCGCATGACCAGTTCGTGCGTCGGATGCTCAACGAAATCGCCCGCTGCATCGACATGCCCTACATCGTGGCGGCCATGGATTCGTCTTCGGCGAATTACTCGTCGATGCGTGGCGATTACCTCGTCTATCGCAAGCGAATCGCGGTCGAGCGGAACGACATGGAGCGGGTTTTTCTCGACCCTCTGCTCATGTCGTGGCTCGACGAGGCCGTGGACGTTGGCGGCGTCATCCCCCGCGGCCTGCCGCCGTTTTCGGCGTGGAATTGGTCGTGGACGTGGGACGGCTTTGAGCACGTCGACCCCTTGAAGGAAGCCAATGCGGATGCGGCCATGGTGGCGGCCAACATGGCCAGCCTTTCGGAGGTCTGTTCCAAGCGCGGCCGCGATTGGCGGGTTGTCATGCGGCAGCGGGCGGTCGAGGCCGCCCTGCAGCAAGAGCTCGGCCTGAATCCGGCACAGCCGGATGCCCCCAGCGATGAGCCCCAGGAGCAGGAGCAAGCATGAACCGCATCACGCTCTCGGCCGATCTCCACGTCCAGGCTGCCGACGAGGCCGCACCGGCCACGTTTGAGCTCGTGGCCTACACCGGGGCATCCATCCGCCAAGGCTGGAGCCGGAATCCGCTGGTGGTCGACCTGGCCGGTATGGACGCGGCCAAGGCCAGCATTCCGATCCTCTACGCCCACGGCAAGGAGCTGCCGCTGCTTGATAGCGTGATCGGCCGCTCGACCGAAATCCTCAACGATGGCAACCAGCTCGTCATTCGCGGCGAGCTGATTCGTGGTGAGCCTG